GTGCCGATTCCGATCGGCCGACAAATGGATGCCGATGCTTCGTTCGGCCAGGGCTCGGAGCTCTCGCGCGCGTTCTCGGCATTTTTCGCCAACAATTTCGGTACCGAGGTTTGGGCGGCGCCCGTCGCCGAGCCAACAGGCGGCACCGCCGCAAGCGCAACGATCACGGTTGCGACACCGCCGACCGAAGCCGGGACCATAGATCTCTACATCGGCGGCAAGCATGTCCCGGTCAATGTCTCGGCGAGCGATACCGCGACCGACGTCGCGGCCGCCATCAACGACGCGATCAATTTCGACAAGACTCTGCCGGTCACGTCAGCGGTCGCGACCGACATCGTGACCATTACCTGCAAATGGAAAGGTGCGAACGGCAACGATATCACGCTGATGGATACCTATTTCGGGCTCATCGGCGGCCAGCAATTGCCGATCGGCCTGACGCTGACCTATAGCAGCCCACAATTGGCCGGCGGTGCCGGGATCCCGGTATTCGACAACGTGATCGCAAACCTTGGCGATAACCCATACGAATATGTTTCTCTGCCATATACCGACTCGACGTCGCTGATGGCATGGGAAACCGAATATAATTTCGAGGATAACGGCCGATGGGGATGGGCCCGGCAACTCTACGGGCATCTATTCTCGGCAAAGCGCGGCACCTATTCGTCGCTCATTACCTTCGGCGATACGCGCAACGCGGCGCAAACCTCGATCATGGGATATGAAGTTTTGGCCCCGATGCCGACCTATGAATGGGCGGCGGCCTATACCGCCAAGGCGGCACGCGCCTTGATGAATGATCCGGCGCGCCCGCTCCAAAGCCTACACCTTGAGGCGATTCTGCCGGCAAAGCAGCATGATCGATTCTTGCTTTCCGAGCGCATGATCTTTGCCGTGAACGGCATCGCGACGCAGGCAACATTCGCCGACGGGATCCCGATCATCATGCGGGAGACGACTACTTATCAAAAGAATCTCTATGGCCAATCGGATGACGCTTACGAGGTTGTTACCACGCTGGCGACGCTGGCGCGGCTCATCCGCAATCAGCGGCAAGCGATCACGTCGAAATATCCAAGGCACAAGCTTGCGGATGACGGCACATTGTTCGGCCCCGGCCAGGCGATCATCACGCCGAACATCGCCAAGGCCGAGCTCATCGCGCAGTATCGATTCGACGAGTGGAACGGCCTCGTCGAAAATCTGAAAGCCTTCAAGGCGAATCTCATCGTCGAGCGCGACTCGAACGACGTGAATCGCTTGAACGTCCTCTATCCGCCGGATCTCGTCAATCAATTGCGAGTCTTTGCCGTGCTCGCGCAATTCCGGCTGCAGTACAATCGCGGCATCGACACCGAAATCATCAGCGGCTAATGGCGCCTGGCGCCGGAATAGGAGTCTATCATGGCACAAAGAATCGCCGGCATCGCCTGGCTAAAAGTCGATTCCGACATGTTCCCATTGCGCGGCAATTTCACGGTCTCGCCGTCGAAATACGAGCGCGCCGGCATCGCCGGGCAAGATTACGTGCATGGCTATTCGGAATTGCCGCGCGTGCCCTACATCGAGGGCGACGTCTCGTTGCTGCCGGATCTCTCGATGGAGGACATCGAGGCGATTACGAATTCGACCGTCACGGCGGAGCTCGCCAACGGCAACGTCTATGTCCTGACCGAGGCATGGTGCAAATCGGCATTGGAGCTCAACGCACGTGAGGGCCAGGTGCGCGTGCGCTTCGAAGGCGTCTCGTGCCAAGAGCAGATGAGCAATGTCGCGGTCCCGACGGCGGCGGCCGCATAGGCGGCGGCGAAAGGAGTCTTTCATGGCGGATGGAAACGGCCCGACCGCCGGCCAGGCGCCGCAGAGCGAGCCGGCAAAGCCCGCCGAAACATCGGCGGCCGACGAGCAGCCCGCGCAGGTCAACGGATTCAACGGCCGGCTGCCGCTGCGACACGAAGTTGCTAACGGTAGCGGCGGCACGATGAGCGAAATCGTCTTTCGCGAGCCGACCGCCGCAGACATCGAGCGCGTCGGCAATCCGGTCATGCTCGAATTTTTGGCCGACGGGCGATGGAAACCAGTTTTTGACACGCGCGTCATGACCGCAATGCTGGCGACGCTTGCCAAGGTGCCGCCATCAACGATCCGCGCAATGCATCCTCGCGATTGGCAGAATGCGGCGTATCTGCTCGCAAATTTTTTTCTACCAGACATGTAGACGAGATTTTTCTCGACTGCTACAGTCTGGCGCACGAGTACCGGGTTGATCCCGACGTATTCCTCAACAAACCTATTAGCGAAATCCAACGTCATCTGTATTGGACGGCGCGGCTCAATCAGGCAAGCGACATCGAGCAGCGATGGGCGCAAATGACCGGCTAAAGCCTAATGGCTGACGATCAATATACAATCACGGTCAAGATGGATCTCGACACGAGCGCGCTCGATAAGGCGCGCCCGGCGATCGAAAACTTTGCCAATCAAACCAAAAACGCGGGCGAGAAAGGTCAGACCGCATTCACGAAATTTCGCCAGGAATTCGAGCGCGTCGGCCAGACGATTCCCGGCATCAATAGCGCGCTTACCTCGATGGGCAATGTCGCGGCGGCGCACATCGACAAAGCCGCAGCATCGATGGGCAAATTTGGCCTGGCAAGCGATCTCGTCAGGACGGGACTCAAGGCAGTAGCTACAGAAGCGCTCGGCGTCAGCGGCGTTGTCGCAGGTCTCGCGGCCTCATTCGTTACGCTCGGCGTCGTCGCGATCCCCGTCATTGCGCGAATTGCTCGCTCGTTCGCTGACGCCGGCATGGCCTCGCTGCGCTTGCGCGAGCAGGTCGCATCATCCGACGCCGAGATCCGCCAATTCCAGCGTACCGCCGGGTCGCTCGGGCAATCGGTTGAGCAGTCGACGCAAACGCTGACGAAAATGTCGAGCATGGTGCAAGATCTGACGCGCGGTCCGGCATCGGAGCTTTATCAAATCTTGGCCAAGCACGGCGCCGTCGGCGCACAGATTGCCAACAATGCGCGGGCCATGGTCGAGCAGGGCGCGAGCTCGGTCGAGACCATTCAATACATCATGGGGGCGGTCAATCAGCAGGGTGACCGATTTCAGCGGCAGTTTGCCGAGCAGACGAAAACAAGCGTTTCGTTCGTCAAAGGGTTTACGCAAGCCTGGCGCGAAGCACTCCCCGTATTCCGGCTAGCGGCCGATGAGCAAGCAAAGCTTGATCGGCAAATGCAGGAATTGCATAAGCAAACCGAGTATTGGGACCAAACATGGGAAAACATTTCTACCCGGTTTTCGACGCGCATCTCGCAGATAATGGTTCCCGCGCTCGAAAAGCTAATGGAGATCTTTAATAAATTTCCATTCGAAAAGATTGCCGCCGGAATAGACTATGCAATCGGATTGATCGGAAAGCTTTCTGACCTTATGGCGAAAATGCCGGTCGGACCAAAAGGCTTGGGGCGCGGCCTTATCGAGTCATTGCCGGGCGGCAAATTTATAACAGGCGCTTATGACATTCTCGACGCAATGCCCGGCGGCGAGGAGCAGGCCGGCGGCGACGTTCATAAGCAAGCGCTGCAAGGCGGCGGCATATCGCGACCGCCAAGCTTGCGGCCGATCGCGGCGGAATCGGCGGCCGCTCGCGCTCCATTCGCGCGCTCGGCCGTCAGCGAAGAAGCAAAGCAAATGCCGATCATGATGCGCGAGTCAATCGTGCTTGATCGGACATCGACCGATTACTTGCGCGAGATCCGCGATGTCATGGTGTGGATCCGCGATCAGGCCGGCGGCGCGCCAGGTACCGGCGCGGGCGGCAGCGGCGGCGGCGCGGCCGGATTCGGCGGCGGCTCGTCGGGCGGCAATGCGTTCTCGCGCATGACCGGCGGCGGCGGCGGCGGCGGCGGGACCGGCGGCGCGCAACAAAGTCAGGGCACCGATACCGGCGGCGGCTCGCAGCCGGAAGGATGGAGCCCGCCATCGGGCGCGACCGATAGGAGCTCGGGCGCCCCGCGCAACGAAAAGGGCGAGGTACCGCCCGCGAGTCTGTTGCAGTCCGCAAAGCGCCTTGGCGCGATCGGCGGCTCGAATGCAATCCGCCAATACATGCAAAGCAAAGGCTATCGCGTCGATGATGCATGGTGCGGCGATTTTGCTGCCGCTGCGGTAAAAGAGGCCGGCGGCACGCCACCTAAGAATTACTCGATTGCCTCAAATTGGCGCAATTGGGGGCAAGAGGTCTCGACGCCGCAGCCTGGCGACATCGCGGTGCGTCGGCAAGAATTCCATGGTCGGCTCGGCTCGGGCGCAACCGGCTCCACTGGCAGCCATGTAACGATCGTTTCCGGTGTCGGCCAAGGGACTTTTACCGGACTCGGCGGCAATCAATCGAGCCGCGAATCGACATATAAGACCGGCACCTATCAATTTTTCCGCAGCACGGGCGGCGGCCAGGCCGGCCCGCTAGAAACGACGGGCACAAGATTCGAGGGCGGCGGCGCGCAAAGAGAGGCATACGAGAAAGCGCACGGGGGCGATCGCGGCGGTGTCCTTTACGATAAGCTATTGACTCAGTTTAGGGCGCATACGCCGCAAGGCGTGCCGCCCGATGCCCGGCAATTCGGCATAACTCAAGGCACGCCGGAGGAATGGGCGCGATTCGGTACTTCGGTCGCGCACGCCGAGTCCGGGTTTAATCCGCGCTCGACAAACCTAAGCGACCCTGGCGGCTCGTTTGGTGTCCTGCAATATTCGCATAGGCAAGCTTATGGCAATGCTTATGATGTTGATAATTCGGTCAAGGCTTTCGTCAGAGACGCCAACGCATCGGCCGCGTCTGGCAGCCTGCGCGGCGGAATTCTCGGCCGGCGATTCTCGACGATCGGGCGCAATCCCGGCGTCGGCGCGCGTTATCTCGGCGGCGCCGAGCAAATCGCCCAAAGAGTCAACGCCGCGCATCAGGATCATGCGGCCGCCGAAGATCGCGCCAATCAAGCGACGGCCAATCGCATCGACATCAACCGGGCCCGAGCTCAACAAGAGCAGATGCTCGGCAAGGCGCGCGTCGACGTCAATTTCTCGAATGTGCCGGCCGGGACAAAGACTCGGGCCAATGGCGAGGGCGCCTTTAAGGATGTGCGGTTGACGCAGACGCCGCAGATGGCCTCGACGGGCGGCTCGGGCTCGAATTGGAATAACGAGATCCAAGAGTAATTCGATGCCGGCAACCGCGCGAATGAACCCGCCGATTGAGGTAGAGGCGCCCGCGCCGCTGCCGCAGATTACGCGCTATCCCTATTTGAATCGGGCCGTCGTCATTGTCGGCGGCCAGGAATATTTCGAATGGGAATCGGTCTCGGTCCGCTGCGCGTTGATGGAGGTACCGCCGCGCACGTGTCGAATTACCTGCTCGGAAATGGAGCCGGATTACCCGCGCTCGCGCTCGGCGTTTCGGATCCGGCCCGGCGATAATTGCTCGGTCATCCTCGATGGCTATCTCGTCATCACGGGCATCGTCGCGACGCGCCAAGTCTTTTACGACGCAAAACAACATACCGTCGAGATTCAAGCATGCTCACAATCGGCCGTTCTCGGTCACGGCGCGGCGCAACAGGATGGCGGGCAATTCCTCAACAAGCACGCTGGCGACATCGCGCAGAGTCTCGCCGGCAAACTGGGAGTCGGCGTCAAGATCATGGGCGACCCTGGCCAGGCGCTAGACCGATTCAGCATTCGGCCCGGCGAGCATGCTGGCGAGGCCATCGAGCGCGCTGCGCGGATGGGCAAGCTTTTTCAGACCGGCGACGCGCACGGTAACCTCGTGCTGATGTCGGGCCCGATCGCGGGCGGCGGCACCGTCGTCGAGGGCGCGAACATTCTAGAGGGGCGCGAGGTTATCCATTCTCTGAGCGCTGCCTCTGGCTATGAGACCGCCGGCCAGGCGCCCGGCTCCGATGACCATTGGGGCGCCGTGCAAAACCTGATGCACGATATGCAAGGGTCGATGTCGCAATTCTCGCCCGGCAACATGATGCAAAAGACGATGAACGAAATTCCATCGTTTAAGCAATCGATTCTGCGAGCTCGCGGCGGGATGGAAAACAACGTCAGCGACATGAATCAGATCTTTGTCACTGTTTCGCTGCTCGGTTGGCAGCGGCAAACCGTGACCGGCGGCCTCTGGGAGCCCGGCGAGGTTGTCAATGTAAACTCGCCGATGCTCATCATGTTCGATAACCCGCTCATCCTGAAAGCCGTCACGTTCTCGCAGGATAACAACAGCGGCACGCGCTCGACTCTTGAGCTCGTCAACTATGCCGCATTCGGGGGCTATGCGCAGCAATGAGAACGAACACGAGAACGGCCGGGCGCCAGGCGATGACCGGGATCTCGCGCGCATCGATGCGCGAAATGGATGATGATCACTTGATGCAACAATGCAAGAAAGGCGACGTGTCGCACGGCGAGACGCCGACCGATTTTGAGCGATTCCAGCATCTTGGCACATCAGCGCTTCCGCTCGATCAGGATCAAGATGAAGGCGGCGGCGGCTCGGGCGGCGGCGCGCGCGATGCTTCGGGCGGCGGCGGCAATGGCGGGCAGCAACAGCAGCCGCAAGGCAAGAGCGCGGAAGCAATGATGCTCTATCCTAACGGCGACCGATCGCATCCGATTGCGGTGTGCGTCGATGATCGGCGCGTGCGGCCATATGGAGTCCAGAAAGGCGAGGTCGCACACTATTCGGCCGATGGCTCGGGACAAATGATGTTGCATCGACAAGAGGCCGTCTATGTCCTGACTCGCGATGGCAAGTCATATCGAAAAGATGGCGATAACCAGAAACGCTTTGCCAGCCTTCGGCACGTCGAAAAAGATTATCAAGAGCGCAAGATCCAAGGTCAACAGGGCGGCAGCGGCAGCGGCGGCGGCTCGTCGGGCTCGCAGAAAACGCAGGATCACGTCGGCAAATTAAATACCGGAATTTCCTGCTATGTGGATCGCATCGAATTTCGCAAGAAGAAAACCAGCAGCGCGCGCGACGTCGAGCTCGCGGTACAAAGCCGTCATGACGAGATCCAATTGCAGGATGCGACTCGCGATAGCGACGATAAAGACGGCGTCGTGCATGGCTATTGGGATTCCAATCAGCAAACGTGGGGATGGGACGCCGGAAAGGATTTTAAAATCAATGCCGGCCAGAATACGCAATTCGTCGCAAGTAAGCATCTCCGCGTCGGCGATACCATGCGACAAGGCAATACCTATACGAGCGGTGTTGAGCACGCGGCCGATCATGTTTCCGGCGGCGGCGCAATCGTCAATCCGACCGGCGGTCCCGATCAACTAGACGGCAGCGGGATTCCGGGCACCGTTTCGTTGAATGATATCGGGGCAAGAGTCGTTGTGCTCGAAAACGCGGCCACAACCTCGCGAAAGCTTGATGCCGCGATCACGATGGATGATGTCGGGCGCGTCGTCATCAACGCCGATGTTGTTATCGACGGCGAGCTCGTCGTCGCCGGCTCGCTCGATGTGCGCGGCGTCATCCGCGCGCACGATTTTGAAAAGGTCTGACGATGGCGTTTCCCGTCAACACGTTGAGTCAGGCGCAAGCGCTATTCCTGCAGCAATTCGACCCGCGCTCGCCGATATGGCGGCGCCGGCTGCGTTGCGCATCGTTCAAGGGAGTCCCGTTCTACGTCGACCAACAGGGCCAGGGATCCGGCCGGCGGACGGTCACGCACGAGTACCCTAAGCGCGATATCCCCTATGCCGAAGATATGGGCCGGCTCGCGTACCGCTACCAAATGACCGGCTATCTGATTACGATCGCGGGCGGCATTGGCGTGCGCCAGGTCAACGGCATGGCGGCCGACTATTCGCTCAATCGCGATCCGTTGCGCGCCGCTCTCGATTCGATCGGGCCCGGCATTCTCAACGATCCCTATAACCCGGATCTGCAGCACCTTGGTTATCCCCTGCAATTCATGTGCGAGCGCTATACCTGCAGCGAGTCGCGCGAGCGGGGCGGCTATTGCGTGTTCGAAATGTCTTTCGTCGAGGCCGGGCTCGCGGCTGGCACGCCGATCACGACGTCGGCTTATACCGATGGCGTCGTGAAAGAGCAGGCAGCGGCGGCGGCAGCGGCGGCCGGGATTCTGCTCGACGAATTCTTGACAAACGAGGCAGCGACGTCCGCAGCCGGCATGGAAAACACGCCAAACGCGCCAGGGTCGCGCAGCGTTTTGTTTCGCCAGGTCAGAATTGTCGGCCGGCGCCTCTAACGGGAGCAATGAGCCATGGCGGGAAAATGTAATACGTGGGTCTTAGACAGCGGCTTGACCGCGCTGCAAACGGCCGCGACGCACATCTATTTGTGCTCGCAAGAGCCATTGACCTATACCGACGCGACTGTGACCTATGCGCTCGGCAACAAAAACTTTGGCGCCGGCAACACGCTGACGGGCCCGTTTACGCGCTCGCCGAACGGCCGCAAGGTGACGACGGTCGCCGTGACCGACGGCTCGATTACCGGCAACGGCACCGTTGCACGATGGGCCATTGTCGATTCAGTCAATAGCAGGTTGCTCGTCGATAACGACCTGGCGGCACCGCAAGGCGTCACGGCTGGCAACGTCTTTTCGCTTCCTGCCTTCGATTTCGGAATCCCCGGATCGTAATCCATGGCGACGTCAGCCTTTCAACCTAATGCGTTCCAGAATAACGCATTTCAGGCTGCGGCGTCGGTTGTTTCCGGCGATTACTCGCTCGGCTCGCCAAGCTTCGGCACGCCGGCCGTCGTCGAGGCGCTTGCGGCGCCGGCCTATTCGCTCGGCTCGCCAAGCTTTGCGACACCGCCGGCAACGTCAATTGCGCTCGTCATTCATGCCAACTCGTATTCGCTCGGCTCGCCGACGTTCGGCACGCCAACGCCACGACAAATGCAATATGTCGTGGCGCCGGCATACTCGCTCGCCGGACTCGACATCGCGATACCTGGGCCCGTTCAACAAATTGCGACCATTGCATTCGCCTATTCGCTCGGCTCGCCGACGTCCGGGGCGCCGACGTTCAATCAAAAGCAATACTTAATTGCGCCACCATATTCACTTGCATCGCCCGATTTTGCGCTCGTTCCCGATGTCGGCGTCGTCACGGTAGCGCTATATGCGACTAATTACTCGCTCGGCTCGCCGCTATGGCATTACCCGAGGTTGACCGCGACCGTTGTGCCGGATCCATTCCCGGCATTCTATGCCGATAAGATAGAGGAAACCGAGGCATTGCTTTCGCAGATCCTCGCCAAGCTTATGTCGACGGTGCCGGCGCAATCGGCGGGAGCGCTGCCGCTGCGCAGCGCGGTCGGCGCCGTGCTCGCGAGCGCGGGCACCTTGATCGTCAATGGGGATCTCGGCACGCCATTGCAAGCGTGCTGGAATGCCGCAGTAGCCGGCGGTGCAACGCTCGATGCGATGGATCGCGTCAGGACATTCATCATCGGCAACGTGCTGGCCGAGACCGATATGGGCGTTAAGACGATTCAGACGAGTCTATTGCTGACGCTCGCGGCCGAATCGCAAATCGTCATCGGCATGACGTTTACGAGCAGCAATGACGTTGTGACCATGATTCAGCGGATGGGCGCCGCCTTTGAGCAGGTCAGATTGACGATGCTCGATTTCCTGCCGGTAGCGGTCTATGAAACCTTTGGCAGCCTATCGGCCGCGTTGATGCAACACCTCTACCTAACCGAGCTCCAATTGCCGCGCGTCATCGATTACAGGACTGCGCAACCGATGCCCGCTCTCAAGATCGCATACGATATTTATGCCGACGCATCGCGCTACATCGAGGTTGCTGACGAGAATCGAGTGATTCATCCGGCGTTCTGCCCGATCAACCTAACTGTGCTTTCGTCATGACCGATGTCCGCATTGTCAGCCTGGCGACGCTAGAGCGCACCGTTGCGGATTGGCTCTTGCTTTCCGATGGCTCGCTCGACGAGACGCAAGAGCTCGCGACGCTCGTCAAGGTCGCCTTGATGACCGACGCGCGCGCTGCCGCGACCGACATATTGCCGGATCCCGATTCGACCGACCTGCGTGGGTGGTGGGGAGATCTCGACGCCGAACAAATTTGGAACGGCTGGCCGATCGGAACCAAGAATTGGATCCTCCTTCGAAACCCGATCACGGATCCGAATTCGCTAGAGGGCGATACTGTCGGGCGCGCTGAGAATTACACGCGCGAGGCACTGTTGCCGCTCATCCAGCAACGCTATTGCTCGCGCATCGATGTCGTCGCCGCTCGCGTCGACTTAGAGCGCATCAATGTGCTCGTGCGCCTTTATCGCGGGCCGTTGCCAGAAATCGCGCTGCAATTCCAAGATCTCTGGAACGCGGCGGTAGCAGGAAAATAGCATGCCTTGGACAACGCCGACCTTGAGTCAGACGCGGCAAATGGTCCGCAACGATGTGACCATGGCGCTGCAGGGCGCCGTCGCCTATGGCAACAAGGTGTTGCGCGTGATGTCCGACACGATGGCCGGGCTCGCGTCGCTCGTGCTCAAATACATCGACTGGCTCGCCCTGCAATTGCTGCCCGATACTGCCGAGACGATATGGCTCGATCGGCACGGGCAGATCTGGCTCGTCAACGCCGACGGATCCAAGGGGCGCAAGATGGCGTCGCCCGCCAGGGGAACGGTCACGACAACCGGGACCGCCGGCATCATCGTTCCCGTCGCCTCGCAAATCGGCAACATCAACGGGGCGCTATACGAGACGATCGAAGAAATCACCATCGGCTCGGGCCCGACCGAGGTTGCCATCCTGGCCGACACGCCGGGCACGATCGGCAACATGGTCCAAGGCGATACCTTGTCCTTTGTCGCGCAGCCGGCCGGCGTCGATTCGACCGTGACCGTTGTCACCCTAACAGGCGGCGCCGAGACCGAGACCGACGACGACTTGCGCTCAAGAGTCCTGCAGCGGATTCAGCAGCCGCCGATGGGGGGCGATGCTTCCGATTATGTGCAATGGGCCGAGCGGCTGCCAATGGTCACGCGCGCATGGTGCGCGCCGATGGAAATGGGAATCGGGACGATCACGGTGCGCTTCATGTCCGACGCGCTGCGCGACTATCAGGGCGGATTCCCGACGTCTGATGACGTCGCGGCGGTCGCAGCCTATCTCGACACGGTGCGCCCGGTATCGATCAAAGATATTTTTGTCGAGGCGCCGATTGCCGAGCCGATCAATTACTCGGTTGAGCTCGCCAACGATTCGCTATCGTTGCGGGCCGAGACCGAGGCAAGCGTTAAGGACATGCTGCGCAAGAGCGCGGCGCCCGCGAGCTCGTCGGGCGGCAACCTGATTCCGGCGACGACGATTTACGCCGCGTGGGTTTCGGAAGCGATTTCGAGAGTCACGCGCGATTTTACGCTGACGATGAGCGATCATCCGATGCCGAACGATGGATGCATCGCCGTGCTCGGGACCGTTACCTACATCATGCCATCGACCGCATTAGCGCCTGGCCACGTGCCAAAAGCGCTCGCGAGCATGGGGCGATGAATGGCCGATCGGCATGTACGTCGCGGGCAGCCTGAATACGCCTTTGCGCTCGCGTCATTGTTGCCGCAAGGCATCGGCTGGCCGCGCGAGCCGACGACGATCATTCAACAGATTGTCTATGGCCTGGCCGGCATTATGGGCTATGTCGACGGGCGAGCCGCCGACCTGCTAGAGCGCGAGAGCGACCCAAGGCAGACCGTCGAGCTCTTGCCCGATTGGGAGCGCAATTGGGGATTGCCGGATCCCTGCTATTCGGGCCCGACGACGGTCGGCGAGCGGCAAAAAGCGCTCGTCCAACGGATGACAATTCTCGGCGCGCAGTCGCGCCAATTTTTCATCGATACCGCAGCCTTTCTCGGATATACGGTCACGATTAGCGAGTACCGACCTTTCATGGTCGGCATCGATCGCGCGGGCGACAATAGGACCATTCTCGCGGATGGCTCTTATACCGATTGGCCGTGTCAAATCGGCCCGCCAGAAATGCGTTTCGCTTGGACGATGCATGTGCATAACGTGCCGCTGATTTGGTTCCGGGCCACCAAGGGCCAGGCCGGCATCGATCCGCATTTGCACATCGCCATCGCGCAGGATCTCGAATGTGTCATCAGGCGATGGAAACCGGCACATACCGAGGTACTTTTCGACTATACGCCTTTGAGCCGACCGATGGATCCGCTCGCCGGCACGCCATGATTTAGCGAATTCGATTAGCGCTATCCCATGCGCGATTATAGGCGCGCGACTTTTCGATATCGGCCCAATATCGTCGACGTTCGGCAAGCCGATGGCGTTTGCGTCCGTTCGCGGTGTTCCGTTCTTGGCGATTATAGGCGCGGCGTTTCTCAGGATGCTTTTTAAGCCATTGCCGGCGCCATCTATTTCTGCATGATTTGCATTGATTACGATGCCCGTCTTTTGCCGTAACGCTTCGCTCGTATTGATCTAGCGATTTCGTCGCGCCGCAATGTCTGCATTCTTTGGTTCTCATGCCGTCAATGATAACATGCTCAAGAGGAGTCGCGCATGCAATACAGTCAACCATTTGGCGTGCCCCCCGCGCCGATCATTCCGCCGACGCGCCCGCCGGATGGCAGCGCATGGCCGCGCTACGTCAACGGCAATCCCGTGACCGGCACCGCCGGGTCGATTCCGCCGAACACGGCATTCGACGAGGATCAACTCGAAATCGTCAACGTCATTATCAACGCCGGATTGACGCCGTCGCATAGCGACGTGACGCAGCTATGGCAATCGTTGATGGCGCTATTCGCGCAGAAATACATCACGACCGCCATCATCAAAACTGTTCACGGATCCGGCGCCGATTTTCCCGATCTTATCGCGGCTTTGAATTGGCTCGGCGAATACATCATCACGCCGTCGGGATCTGTCACCTTCATGGTAGCGGCGGGAAAGTGGACCTACACAAATTTCGTCGAGCTCAATCATCCGAACATCAACCGCGTGACGATTCAGGGCGCCGCATTGCTCGGCGCGGCGCCAGTGCCGGGCAATATCTCCGTTACGGGCTACAAATCCGCGACCGACGGGACCAATCAAATCATCTATTTGCGGTCGGTATTCGCGACCGAGCTTAGCTTTACCGGGGGCGTGAACGGCTTTAACGTCTATCGCGGCGGCGCCACGTTGCGTTACCTGCTCATAACCGGCAGCCAAACGGTTGCGCTTAATCAAGGCATCGCTGTCATGATTAGGGGCGCCGATCTTAACGTCGACTGCCTCGCCGTTTGGGGTTTTGGCAATACTGCCTTTGATATAATGTTCGGCGCCCTACGCGCTGTTAGCGCTCTGTCGATTACATGCTGTTATAACGGCTGGTGGTCTATAAACCTTTTCGGCGGCACGCTTCAAATGCCCGGCACTGGGCACCTTATTCTTGCTAGTTCGATGGGCGCGATCAACGTGTTTGCCTCATCGGTCGGGTCGCCAATCGTTGATGTCAGGGGCCACAATACGCCATCCGGTAATACTGCAGTACAGGGCGAAAGTGGCTCGCAAATTGCCTTTAATTCGGGCAGTAATTATTCGATCAATAACCAAACGCCGATCGTCATCAGCGGCCGCTCGACATTTCAAAGCGAGCAGTCGACCTATCAAAACAACGTCGGCGATGGAATTGACGTCTATGGCGGGCTCGCATGGGTCGACGATTCTACCTTTTCCGGCAACTCTGTTCGTGCGATCACGTGCGGCAACGGCGCCGACGTCGAGGCGCTTCGTTGCTCGCTTGGCGGCGGCACCTATCCCGCGATCAACACGGCTGCGGTGCAAAATTCATATATCTACGCATGACGGGAGCAAAGCCTATGACTCTGCCATTCGCCCCGCTGCCTCGGTTGCGCAATCCGGTCAAATGCGCGCTATGTGGAACGGTTTGGAAACGACGCGAGCAATTGCAACCGTCTTGTAGCCATACCGACGAGGAATGGGACACGCACTATAAGAAGCATGCCGCCGAGCCGCCCGAGCTCGGCCGGCGCCATTGGCTGCCATACGATGAGCCGCAAGAGGCCAAGGCGTCATGACCGCGCACGTCTATCATCGTTTCACTTCGGCAATCGCTGACGGCACCGACTCGACGCTCGTGCGGCCGGCGCATGATTGGAACGATACGCACGATTTATACCTTGACACCGCGACGCGCACAGGCACGACCGACACCATTGCGGCGTCGGATCTCGCAACGCAAATCACCTATTCTAACGCTGGCGGTGTCGCGGTCTCAATCGGCGCGCCAAATAGCGGCGCGATCACGCCGGGCACACTGGGATTTTTCAAGGGCTGGTTTTGTTGGATCACCAATCGAGGCGCGGGCGATGTCGTCATAACGCCGGCAGCCGGGACCATTCATGGCGGCGCGACGCTGACATTGAAGCAAAACCAAGGGGCGGTCGTCGTCAGCGATGGCACGAATTATCTAGGCTTCGGCACTGGGGCCCCGATCAATTCGCCGACCTTTACTGGTACGCCGCAAGCACCGACGCCGGTCACGAGCGACAACTCGACATCGATCGCGACGACGGCCTACGTCAAGGCAAACCTTGCATCATATGCACCGCTCGCATCGCCCGCATTGACTGGCACGCCGAGCGCACCGACCGTCTCGCCACAATCCGACTCGACAACCAAGCTTGCGACGACCGCATTTGTGCAAGGGGCTGTTGCGCCGCTCGCGCCCATCGCCTCGCCGACCTTTACCGGCTCGCCGGCCGCGCCGACGCCGACGACGAGCCCGAGCGATAATTCGACCAAGCTCGCGACGACGGCGTTTGTGACTTCTTTGCAGATTCCGCAATGTGGCCGATTGTCAGCGACGAGCGGGACATCGCTTTCATTCGCGCCGTTCAACGGAAACAAAATCAAAATCAACGGCCAGATCTACGATATACCGAGCAGTGGCGTCGCGCTCAATGTAGGATCATGTTTCATCGATGGCGTGTCTGGCCAGGCTACCGCAGGCACTACCCGATATTATGTTTATGCTTTCAACAACAGCGGCGCGCTTGCCTTGGATTTGAGCACGACCGGACACGCGACATCGACAACGGCCGGCAACGTCGGCACCGAAATCAAGAGCGGCAACGATACACGCACCTTGGTCGGCATGATTTATACGATGACCGGCTCGCCGGGCAATCTGCAGGACGGCGTAATACAGCGCGGAGTGCTCAATTGGTTCAATCGGCGCAATCTCTATCTAACGACGGGCAATTTTACGGGTTCGACATCAAGCACGAGCACTTGGACCGAGCTTAATGTGTCCCTTCGAATAGCTTTTCTGAATTGGTCGGATGAAGGCTTTTCCGGCAGCGTTATTGGCAATGTCTATAACAATACCAACAACGGTGCCAATTATAGCACTACGTTTCTAGATGGCGGCAGTACCGGAATGAGCGGATGTTATGCGCAAAACCCGAATGCAAATAACGTGAACCCCGTCGCGATGCATGCTGACATCAGCGCAAGCGAGGCGTGGCATCTTTTCTATCCCGTCGGCTTTGTCGGTGTTGGTACCGGCAATTGGGCGCTGTCAACCTTCGGAATGGTGCGAGGCTAGGCCATGGCAGCGATAGTGATCGGTCCGACGTTTCCCGATGAATTGCAGGCGGCCGGCCTCAATCCGGCAACGCTGCCGATCGCATGGAGTCCCGACGGTCAATTCACTGGGCGCGAGAAATTGACGCAAGCGCAAAACGACATCATCGATTCGGTGCTCGCGCGCCACGACCCGACACAAACGACCTATCTCGCATCGACGCTCGACATGGGCGGCACGACGGCCGAAATCATGGGAGAGGATTAAGATGGCATCGCTCGATTACATCGCGACCGCGCGCAATGATGCGTTTGCGAGTCGCGTTCTCTTTCTCTCGTTCACGGCAGCGCAACAGGTTGCGACCGAGGATCCGGCGACGGCGAATCATGCCGAGCGACTCAAATATGCGGACCACATTTTGATCGGCGGCGAGAATTCCAAAATCCTCGCGACGCACGTTATCGCGTCAAATCCGACCATTCAAAGCGAGATTGATAGCGACCCTGGCGCGATGGGGAGCAATGTGCCCGACAACGATATCTCGTTTGCGATATCGTCGATTTTCACGGCGCGCGCCATCGCGTTTGCATCATGACGCAACTCGCGCTCTTGGTCGCGCTCCATCTGATTAAAGTGACCGGGCTCGACGGGCAGATTATCGAGCTCAACCCGGAGCAAATAGTCAGTTTGCGTGTGCCGCGCGAGGAGGGAACGCTGCATGCAGGCATTCGGTGTTTGATTCATACTACCGATGGGAAATTTATTTCGGTTCTAGAAACGTGCGAGTCTGTGCAAAAGCTATTGGAGCAATGAATGATGAATCCCGGTCCCGTCGAGGAGGGCGCCAAGGTCGCGACTGGCGTCGTCGATGCGTTGCGCTCGCAGCCGTTCGCCCTGTCGATGGTCATCATCAACGCGGCGCTCGTCGGCTTGCTGTTTTTTGTTGGATGGAGGACATCGGAAACTCGCCAACGTGAAGTAGATCAGTTTTATCAGTCGCAGAAAGAAACGCAGGAATTGCTCGCAAAATGCATCATGATCGCGCCGGAGGAATTACTACACCTACAACCAAAGGGGCCACCACAATGACAACACCGATTCGCAAGGTGCTCGACATCAGCCATCACAATGACGTCTCGTCATGGGATGACGTTGTTGCTGCCGGCATCGTCGGCGTGATCCACAAGGCGACCGAAGGCACCGGCTATACCGACCCGATGTATCTTAAGCGCCGCGCGCCGGCAACGGCCGCCGGGCTCTTGTGGGGCGCGTACCATTTCGCGCACGGGGGCGAGTCGATTCAAGCGCAGGTCGACAATTTTCTCTCGGTTGTCGGCGACAACAACGCCGATATGGTGCTCGCTCTCGATTGGGAGGATAACCCGTCGGGCCCGACGATGACCGCCGCAGAGGCACGCAAATTCATCGAGTTGCTAGAGGCGCAAATCGGCGAGGGCCGATGCTTGATCTATTCCGGAAACGTCGCGAAAGAGCAAATCAGCGGCAAGGATCCGTTTTTCGGTGCTCGCCGGCTATGGCTCGCACAATACGGGAGCTCGCCGACCTGCCAGGCTTCATGGGATTCATTTTGGTTATGGCAGTATTCCGATGGGAACGTCGGCCCCGGTCCGCAAGGCTGCCCCGGCGTTACCGGTGACGTCGATACGAATTCGTGGCAAGGGAGTAACGCCGACCTTACTGCGCAATGGTCGGGCTCGGCCGACGTAGTGCCGGCGCCTAGCGTCGCCTCGGTCGACATCACGATCGCGGCGACGGGCCCCGTGACGATCACGGTCAACGGGGCCCCGATCAATTGGGATTGATCGGCCGCCAGGCGCGCGCTATGGTGCCGCGTGTCGTTAATCGTCCTTTGTACCGATGAAACTAAAAACCCGGCCATGCGCCGGGTTTTTTTATTTATCGATGAGCAAAAACCAATGGCGCCGGCCGTCGACCTGATTACATGGATTAGGCGTCGGGCTCCCGAGCCCGATCGTCGATTTATCGACCGCGCGCCAGGTGTGCCCATCGAGTGTCTTTTGATCAGCAAACGCAACGATGTCGGCCTCGGTCATCCGATCGGGTGCGCAGATAGAGCATGAAAAACCTGGAAAGAATGCAAAAATCACTGGCTCGTCGGGTGCCATGCCGATGCGATCATGTCTAAGCATTCGCGCCCTCACACTATGGTCGGCCCCGACGGGACTCCGGGGCCCGCCGGGGCTTTCCATCGCCGCGCATGGGTGGCGCGCGACAATCTCAAAGGTGGCCCCGACCCGATCAAGGCGTCATCAAGTCGAGCCGGGGCCGAGTCATCGAGATAGCGCTCGGGATTTAGAGGGGGGCGCTATCCCGATTCCGTTGCATCGATTCGAGCAGGTCAATCACTTTGCGTTGCTGCGTTGTGTCGAGTCTCAAGAATAACCGGAGCATGCGAATCGTGGTCGACTTTTGCATGAGCGAAAGCGACTCGCCCGCAATGCCCGATGAGCTCGCAGCCGACGTGGCATCGTCGAGCAGCGTCATGACGTCGATGCCGATCGCGGCCGCGATTTGCGCCAGCCGGCCGACGCTGACTCGGTTGACGCCTTTCTCATATTTTTGCACCTGTTGAAACGTCACGCCGAGCGCTTCGGCGACGTCCTCTTGCGCCAAGCCTTTTTCAAGTCGCGCCATCCTGATTCGCTGGCCGACCTTGATATCAATCGGCGTCAGTCTCTTGCGCACGTCGACCATGGTCATGCTCGCTTGCGGTGTTTTTCCATCGAAACAATCTTGGCGGATCTAACCCAACGCAGGTCAAAGCCGAGCGCGCGGTGCACGGCGACGACGGTACAGAATTGCGGCCGCAAGGTCGTGCCATATTCCCAATTCCATAAGGTCGTGCGGCTGACGCCAGACGCGGCCTCGATGTCGGCATACGAGAGCCCCGACTCCTTGATGGCCTGCGATGTCGCGCCGAGAATCGGATCCTTGTCGCGAAAGGAATACGATTTGTAGAGTCTAAGCGTGGTCATTGGTCGATGCTCCAATCAATTTCTCGGTCGGTCGATAACGGCCCATACTTATGCGCTTAAGCTTGTGCTCGGCCGCCATGACCGAGACCGTATTATATGCGACCTGTTTTGTGCCGCCGATTTTGCGGGCATAGGCGACGATGGTTCGCGTTTCGATGACCGTCTCGCCGCGAGCCACCATTTGCGCGATAACCGAGCGCAAGGCGTCGCTACGCTGGCGCCGGGCTACTTGAGCCGGTAAGGGGATCTCATCGAGCGGCGGCGCTATTGCCTTCGGTTCGACGAGGGCCGTCAATACGCCGGTCCGCTGCCTGGCGATGATCGACGGCTTAACGTCGGCCGCCCCATCGTAAGCGTGTACCTGAAGGTTATATGCTCGCCCGTCCAAGGCGCGCAGCGCGTTCCATAATTGATCCGCGTCAAAGAGTCCGGTCACGACGAATAAACGTCGTGCATCGCCATTTGCTTTCATCGGTCGAGACTCCCTTTGTACCGTTGTCCGTCGCGGCGTTTTGCGCCGTCTCTTTTTCATCGATTGCCTACCAGTCTACCGCCCCGGTTGTAGGATTCGCAAGATGCTATCCGATCGGAATCCGCAATTTTTTCATGATGCCCGCTTGCAGGCGACGCGCACCGATCGCGGATCATCGGCACGGCCCGCCGTCGTGACGACGGCCGAGAGACCGCAAACATTGCAGAGCAAGAGCCATTGACCGCAGCGCGGCGCCGGATAGTCGAGCTCGACGCGGCACGAGGCCGACGCCTGGCGCGATAGATCCACGTCGATGCCGTAAGGGTATCGCGGATCCGGCGCATTGCGCGCGAAATCGCCGCGATCGAACCATTCGGCCGTCAAACCTTTAGCGTTTGTCGTCATCGTGCTTGCCCGGAATCCGATAGCGTGAGAGCCAAAGCACGGCCAGGCCGATAACGCAGACCCAAATCAGGATCCAGTTTAGAGCGCTCATCGTGGCGCCTTTCTCTTTCCTCGGCGACCCGCGCCACAAGGCTTTTATAATTCGGATCTGCCTCGCCGCGATGCTCGTGCCATTCCCCCGTTGTCGTCATCGACGGCGGGAAAAGGACAAAGCCGAGTCGCGGGCTATAGCGGATGATGGCCACCATGCGGTCGAGCTCGCCGCGCCGCTCGATGTAAGCGCGCAACGCCGGATCCTTGTGCGCGTCAGGATGTTTCGGGTCGACCCAAATTTGAATCGCTAGAATCTCGCTCCATTCGCCCGTTGCGTTATCGACCCATTTCACGGTGTCCGGCGTGATGTCGATCACGTAATGGCATCGATCCGGCCGGCGTATGTCGCGCGTGTCGTCGCTTGTGAGCCATCGGCATGACCACATGCGGCAGCAATCGGGGCGCCGGTCATAGATCGCGCAGCCATTGTGCCGCTGATGGGGGCAGCGCTCGCCGGCTGGCTTATGCAATGCGCCAGGGAGCTCGCGCCCATCGATCGCGACGTAATCATCGACGGGCAATAGCCGGCAACAAAGTGTGCACTCGCCGCATGAGCGCGTAAATTTTTCGACGAGACCGATTCGCAGCGTGGTCATAGGATCCCCATCCCGGCGCCCCCGCGCCCGTCAGCAATTCATTGCGAGTCCTCGCCATTGAGGGCGAGCAATTGTTTGATTGCCAGCCGGGCCCGCTCGGGTACCGGCCAGCCGTTTTCATATCGGTTGATCGTCATGCGCGAGAGCCCGAGCCGGCCGGCTAACTCATCTTGCGTCAAGCGCAGCCGCTCGCGCGCCACCCGAACAAATTCGGGATCCGGCGCCTGTAAGATTGGCACGGCTTTGCTCATTGCCGCTCGATGAGATCCGGCGTTGTCCAAAAACAGCGCGGGAATCCGATCGGCCGATAGCAGGCGAGTCCGCTCCAATTGGATTGCGACGTGTCCCAGTCGACGAGAGTCCCTTGCCCGAGCTCGACGCATTGCCCGGAAGCGATCGCATCGCCGGCAGCCATGTTGGCGGCCATCGTGTCCCCCGATCGCGCCAGGCGCATCGTGCGGCGGTCGGCCTCGGTAAAGGCAGCGGCCGTGACGCAACCGAGATAGGAGTCCTTGATCCGATAATGGCCGTTGACGAGAACGGGCGAGCTCGTCGGTGCTGCCGGCTGCGGCGCGGGCGGTGTATAGGTTGCGGCGAGGATGACATAGGCGACGGCCGAGATGCCGACGAGGCCGGCGACCTGACTGATGGATGGCATTTTCATCGTTGCTGTGTCCTTTGAGGTTTTGCTCGCCGGGATGTTCCGGCGTTTTTGCAACCCCAAGGCTATGTAACATTTTGTCACCTGGCAATGTGGTTTTTCCTTATGCCTTGCCTATTTTGGCGGCCTGGCGCACCATAGGGTCTAACGTCGTTTCCGATAGCGATTCGGGCCCCGTTGGCTTACGGGGCCCGCTTTTTTCTGGGATGGCCCGCCGTCGAATTGGCGAGCCCGTGGGTTGCTGGAAAGCGATCGGCTCGCAGTCGAGGGCGCGGGCCAGGTCGTCGAGCCGGGCGAGCATACCGCCGAGATTGCGCCCCTGTTCCCATGCCGAGATTGTGGCCCCGCTGACGCCGATCGCGGCGCCGAGCTCCCCTTGCGTCATCCGCTGATGCTCGCGGATCTCCCGCAGCCTATCGCCTTTCGGGCGCCCATCGATGAGTTGGGGCGCCGGCTGCCCGCGCAATGTGACAATCCGCTCGGCGATTTGGAAAAGCCGCCGGAATTGGCGCTTTATCGCCGGGTCACGTTCTAACTCGGCGTAGAACGGCGCCAGCCGCGTGACGTATAATTCCAGTGTGGAAAACCCGAGCCCGTCGCGGTGTTCGATCTTGAATCCGACGTTGCGAGAGATGACTATCGGCATGCGTGCGCCCCTACGTGTAAACATGGTGAGGCAAGCGGTCGCATGATCGTCATATAGCCGCACGTCTTGCAATATCAGACATCATAAGACAACCTACCATCGTACCGCCTAACCCGAAAAAATTTCCGGCCGCTCTAGGCGATGCACGACCGAGACGCGCCAGCCTTGACGCCGGCAATGCTCCCGCACCCTGGCCCGCGACCAATGGCCGATCTTCATGTACCGGACGATCGGGGCGGCCTCGATGACGCGCGCGGCCTCGCCCTCGCCCCATAGGACAACGCCGGCATAGAACCCCGAGCGGCTGCCCGAGCTCGGCGCCTCGATGGCGGCCAGCGTCTCAATGGTCATGCCGCTCGCCCCCCGCGTCGATTTCGGCGACCGCCTTGCGCAAGACGTCGGCCAGGTGATCGATGGAGTCGCGATCGATGACGGCATCGGCTATCAATGCGCCCTGCTCGTCGAGGAAACATAGGTGCGGATGACGACACGTCGGCGAGCCGCAAACGGCGACCTGCCAGCGAAAGGCGCGATTGTTGGGGGCCGTCATAGGCCGCCCCCGATTTGTAACCGGCGGTAGCCCGATGGCGCTTCCTGGCAGGGATTCGCCGTTACAAAAAAGGGATAAGCGCTTGATTTTTTATGGGATATTCCCGCAATTCGGGATTGTGGGCATTTGTCAAGATCTGCCCGTTTCATCGGCATATCTTTTCGATTTGTAACGCCGTGCTGGCACAACGGCGCCCGATTTGTAATCGCCCCGATCATACGGGCACCCTGTTGATTCCCTGACAATCCCAATGGCAAACGCGGTTGCCACGACACCAATCAGGATCCGGGCAGCCGAAGGGATATCGGTGCTCGTCGGCCGGGATTGGCGTGGCCTCGATGTCCCATCGTTTGCCTGTCTCGGGCGCGACCGCGCGCGCCGCGAGCTCGGCCATGATCTTGAATCGGGCGCCCGAGAGAACCTTGCGGCTCGTCTCTAAGCCTTCGGCCTCATAGTCGCCGGCCAGCATGTGATTTGCGGCGTCGGCCAGGGCGCTGAGCTCGGCCTCGGTCAATAGCAAGAGTGGCGGCTTTGTCGTCATGATTCTATTTCTCTCGTTGTTGCCAGGCGAGCCCGGCGCATGATTTCGGCGTTATCCTCGCGCTCGCCATAGCGGGCGGCCAGGTCGCATTGCCGCTCAAGATCGCCGGGGCGCATGCCAGGCGAGCGGCGCGCCTGCTCGGCGGCGCGGTACCATGACTCCTTGGCGGTTTCCCAATCGCCGATAGCCTCGCAGTAGAGCGCGAGGCCGACCCAATCGAAATGCGGCGGCCAGGTCATGGCGCAACCCCGTCGACGTCGCCCCGCAGCACGCGCCGGCCGGCCTCGGTCAATGAGACGGCTCGATAGGCGATGCCGGCTTTGCCCGTCGGATCCTGCGCGATGAAACCGGATTGATGCTCGCCGGGCCCATGTACGAACACGAGGCCGGCATCGCTCAAGGAGTCGAGCGTTTTGCCGTGACATTCCCCGTATTGGGCGAATTCTTC